CCGGAAGTGAAGCGCCTGGTCGAGCTCGGGCGGGAGACGGAGAAAGACCGCGCCAAGACTGCCAGCCGCACAGTGCTCCTGGCGGAATGCGTCCGTGCCACTGACGTAGCGGCACGCCATGGCGTGTCCCTACTGGATGGCGAGAAGGCGAAGGTGCTGTTGCGTGCCGGGAAGATTTCCGCCGACGACTTCATCGATGCACACGATACGGCGGAGCTCGTCGAGCGAGCCGTCCAGGAAGGGCGCGTGTTGCCCAAGGACCGCCTGGCCGCTTTCAAGATCGCGCTCACCAGCGCCGAGTACCGCGAATTCGTCAAAACGGCGCCGCGCGTGGTCTTGCTGGGCTCGGTGGGCCTCGGCACGGGTACAGGCATCAGCGTGGACGATGAAATCAGCGCCAAGGTTGCAGAAGCTCAGAAAACCGATCCGAAGCTGACCTATGGCGAAGCGTTCACGCGCGTGCTCGCCAGCGATACGTCGCTCGCGCAGCGCTACCACCAGGCGCATCGGAAAGAAGTGGGCAGCGGCGCACAATCCGCCGTCGCGTAAGAAGAAGTGACGGGTACCGGGCGTCGGGTGTCGGGTGTCGGAAACCCGATACCCTACACCCGACACCCGATACCCGATTCGTAAGGAGGAACAATGGCAGGACTACTCGGATTAGTTCTCGCGTTCAAGGCGGACTTGAACAAGCGCATCCACAAATTCACCGTGCTCGTGAAACCGGTCACGCACGCTTCCGACCAGAAAAACCGTTATGCGGGCCTTCCGGCAGGCGCGAATGCCGCCGGCGTGCAGGGCGTCGCCATCGAGCACTTCGTCGAGCCGAACTATTTCGTAAAGGAAGGCACCGACCCGACGACTGTCAGCGGAAGCAGCCCCACGCTCTATGACGTCACTGGGCGCCCAGTGCCGCTCCAGGTGAATGGCTACGCGAAATGCATCGCGTCAGGCGCCATCAACCAGGGCGACGAGGTAAACGTCGCGGACGCCTATGGGCGGGTGAAGACCGTGAGCGAGACTTCAGGCACCAAAGTTTACGTTGTGGGCATCGCGCAGAACGCGGTGACCACGGCAAACGACATCGTGGAAGTGCTGCTGAACTTCTACGCGAAGATAGTGTAGGGGCAGGGGTGTCGGGCGTAGGGTGTCGGGTATCGGAAACCCGATACCCGACGCCCGGCACCCGATACCCGACATTGGGTCGCACGCCACTGAGGTGATCCCGCGCGTCGAGGTACGCGGCCCGCCGACGAAACGCGCGTGGATCTCAGTGAAAGCTCCGATTTGCGGGTTGGAGCTGGATGGCGTTTTTCCGCGGAAATGCGGGGTGCGGGGTGTAGGGTGCGGGGTGTAGGGTGCGGGGCGCAGGGTGCAGAGCGTCCGATACCCGATACCCGGTACCCGGTACCCGATACCCGCTCTTGGAGCAAACATGGCAGATATTTCCCTCGCCTACCTCGACCAGCCACTGAACAACGTGTCGCTGGCGTATCGGAACGCGGATTTCGTTGCGCCGCGCCTCCTCCCCTTTGTCCCCGTTAGCGACCGCAGCGGCCGCTATTGGGTGTTCGGGTTCGAGAAGTTCCGGGAATACGATACGGCACGCGCGCCGGGAGCCGAAGCGCGCGAGGTCGCTCCCTGGTCGCTCTCGAACAATCCGTTCTTCTGCGATGGCCACGCGCTGAAAGACTACATCACCGACGAAGCGCGGAAATCGGCTTCGCCTGGCGCGCAGATTGAGATCACCACGGTCGAGAATTTGATGCAGGGCATCCTGCTCAAATTCGAGATGAAGACTGCGGCGCTCATCACCAATACCTCAGTCCCCGCACCCCCCGTGGCGGTGCCCAACGCTACCCTTTCAGGAACGGGGCAATGGTCTGACTACACCAACTCCGACCCCATTGCGGCCATCGAAGCGCAGCGCATTGTGATCGAGCAAGGCGTCTCCGAGATGGCGAACACGCTCATGGTCAGCTATCCGGTGCACCTCAAGTTGCGGCAGCATCCCAAGATCATCGACCGCTTCAAGTACACCGTGCTGCCGGGCGGCTTTCCGAGCGAGCAGCAACTGGCGAGCGTCTTCGAGGTTGATAACTACATCGTGGCGCGCGCCAAGTATCAGCCCAACAAGGAAGGCCAGGCGCCGGCTACCGCGCTCACCTACGTTTGGGGCACGAACGCGCTGCTGTGCTACGTGCCTCCGAGTTGGGGCCTGCGTATGGTGAGTCTGGGGGCAACGTTCCGCTGGCTGTTTGGCGCGCCGGAACTCGGCGGCGTGCTGACGAAGCGCTACCGCGTCGAGTGGCGCACGGCGGACGTGATCGAAGTGCAAACTTATTACGATCCGCAGCTCGTCGCGCCGCTCGCGGGCTATCTGTGGATCAATGCCGTCGCGTAAGGGGAGAAGCGAGGAGCGAGAAGCTAGAAGCGAGAATGTTCGACTTCTAGCTTCTAACACCTAGCTTCTGGATTCTGGAGGAGAAATGCCGAAATATCGCGTGCTCCGAGCAATCGAGCACAACCTGAAACTCTATCTGCCCGAGGACCCGAACCCCGACCCCCGAAACCCGAAACCCGATAAGACCGCGAGCTCGGGGCACGGGCTGGATATCCCCGTGGATACTTCCGGCATCATCGATTTGACTGAAGCCGAAGCGGCGCCGATGGTTCATGGGCAGATTGAGGCGGTGAGGACGAAGAAGAAATAGGGTGCAGGGTGTTGGGAGCAGGGTGTCGGAAACCCGATACCCGATACCCTACACCCGACACCCCTTTTTCTATCTTGGAGGAAACATGTCAATCGCAGTAAGCAACACCTACAAAGGATTTCGACAGCGGCAGACCGGCGAATTCCTGCGCGAGGCGGTGCTGGCGGCGACAGGCCTGACGGCCGGCTCCGCCAACACTGTGCCACACGGCCTCCCCGCTACCCCTGTCCAGGCAGTCTACGTGCCGACGAATGGCAATGGGAACTGGTACGAGACCTCGGACCCGGATGCGACGAACGTCTACATCACCAGCGGATCTTCGGGGCCAACGGCGTTCAAGATTTACGTGAAGTACTGAAGGGCAGAAGCGAGGAGTGAGAAGTTAGAAGCGAGAATTGCCGCCTTCTAACTTCCAGCTTCTAGCTTCTGGATTCTCCCATGTCCTACACCACCATCGATAAAGTCGCCGCGATGTTCCCCGCATTCATCCGTGGCGGGGCAATGCAGAAGCCTGCGGACAGTTACATCCAAATCTTCATCGACGATGTGGCGGGCGAGCTGGACGCGATCCTGCAGCGGCGGTTCGCGGAAATCATCAGCGATCCGGCGCATGGTGGAACGTTTTCCGCCTGGATCAATCAACTCGCTGCCGATGGCCTGGCGATCCTGCAAAAAATCAATCGCTACGGCGCCGCTGCGCAGCTTGGCCAAACGCTGGCTTCATTCGGCGTCGCCGGCACGCGCGATCTCGCCAAAAGCTACGGCGAGCAGTACGAGCAAATGAAAGACGACCTCGACGCGCGGAAGAGCGATGGTGAGCCACTCCCGAGCGGGCCTTACGACCATCTGTTCGATCCCTATGCGCGCACGGAAACGCCCCGGGCGGCGCTCGTCGGCATTGCCGGCGGCGATATGCCGGCGGGACAGACGCCGGAACAGCAGGGCATGAGCAACGTGTTTGGGAAATTCGACAAACGAGGAACATGAAGCTAGAAGCGAGAAGGTAGAAGCTAGAAGTTAGGAGCTAGAAGTTAGAAGCTAGAAGAAAGCGTTCTCGCTTCCAGCTTCTCGCTCCTCGCTCCCTTTTACAGCCATGCTGCGCTTCACTTTCAACGTCGTAAATGCCGACAAGCTCGATCTCGCTTTCGGCGGCCTGGCGAGCCAGATCCGCGATTGGACGAACGTTTGGCCCAAAGTGGCCATGCAGATCTCCAAGATCGAAGACCGGAAATTCGCTACTGAGGGAGCTCTGGGGGCGCATGGCGAGTGGGCTCGACTCGATCCGGATTACGAGAAAGCCAAGAAGAAAAAGTGGGGAGAGAAACCCATAGAGCAAGCATCCGAAAAGCTGCGCAACGCCGTCCTGGGCCTCGGCCCGGGGCACATCGAGAGATTCGAGCCGTTGCGGATGGAATTCGGCGTCGATAGCTCAGTAGTTCCATACGCGCTCTATCAGCAGACGGGCTTCCGGACGCGCCTCGGAACCGGCGCGCGTTCGTGGCGACGGCTTGGCCGGAGGAACATCAAAGAAGGCGGCCGGGCGTTCGTGCCCGCGCGGCGGCTGTTCGATTTCACCGAAGAAGATAAGTACGTGATTCGCACCACCATCCAACGCGAGGCATTGCAGACGGCCCGTCGCCTGGGCTTTGCGGCCGCGCCGTACATGGGCGAGCGCGATATCACTGCCATCAGGGCGCGGCAAATCGGTGTGGGCATCCTGAGCGGGGAGATCCCCAGCCCGTTTCCGGCTGCCGGCGCGCCCGTGGGGTTCCCATGAGGAGGAATCCGCAGATTACACAGATGACGCAGATTATGAAAAAAGCAGAGAGAGATCGATGCCTATAACTGGAGAATCTGCGCCATCTGCGCAATCTGTGGATAAGCCATGCCTTGGGTAAACAGATACAACGCGACGTACGTCAAGCCGCTGCTGAATCAGGTAATCGCGGTGATCCAGCGCGATCAGGCGGCGGCGATTGCTGTCGTGAATCCGAATCTTGAGCCGATTACTGAATTCCACAAAGGCCCGGTGACGCCTACCGTGCCCCTTTGGATGTACCTGGGCATGGGCAACATCCGCTTCGACCAGGAATCGTGGGAAACGCGGCACTACCTGGCCACCTTGCAGCTCGCGCTCTACGTTGGCCAGGTGGACCCCGACCAGGGTCAGGAGCTGGTCTTCGATTACGGCCGCATGCTCGATATGGTTTTGACCAGCGCGGGCCCGGCACCCGGATTCGCCGATTGGACGACCGCACTGCCCATTATTTGGCCTCCAGGCGCATCCCAGGGGGTCACCACGCCACCGCTGGCAGGCAGTGTGAAGGAAGTGTTTGTCGAATCGCACGAGTACGGCCCTGTGCGCCTGGGCGAGTCGGAGATGCCGCTCTGGCGCGTGCTTTTGAACGTGCTGTTCGAGATGGAAGAAGTGTAGGGGCACGCCATGGCGTGCCCGTACGGCGCCATGCCGGGCGTAGGGTGTAGGGTGCAATCTGACACCCGATTCCCGACACCCGGCGCCCGACACCCGTTCTTCGGAGGGAACCATGCCAGTCACCGCAAAAACTTACACCCCGGCAAACATCATCCAGGGCCCCGCGGACGTCTATATTGACGTTCAGGTCCCGCCCAGCGCCGTCCCGCCCACCCAGGGAACAAATTCCTGGGCGGCATCCGGCACCTACGCGCTCGATGCGACTGGCCAGCCTATGGACAATGGCGCCGCCGGGTTCCACTGTGGCTCGATCGAAGGCCCCGTGGTGCTCGGCCTGACGCCCAAATTCGACGAGATCCGGGCGGACCAGCATGCCGCGCCAGTCGATGCCGCCTTCAACTCGCTCGAAAGCGAGATCGATTTCGAAGTCAAAGAGTTCGTGCTGGCGAACCTGGCGAAGTATTTCACCTCGCCGCTGGGCCGGTATACAAACGTTTCGGCGGGGTCGACGAATCCTGCTGCCGATTTTTTGCAGATCGGCTCGCCCACGTCTTCGCTGGCCACCGTGCGCCCGCTGCTCATCATTTCTCCGGACCGCGCGGTAAGCGGGAAGTTCTGGGTTGTCCAGGCGTACAAGGCGTATCTCAAATCGGCGATCGCTACCGCGTTCGCTCGCGGCAAGCCGACAACGTGGAAGCTGAAATTCGGATGCCTGGCGGATTGGTCGCGCGCGTTGACCGACCAGGTGTGGCAAGTGGTGAGAACAGTATGAAGCGAGGAGTTAGAAGCTAGAAGTTAGGAGGTGGGCCGCATTCTCGCTCCTCGCTCCTCGCTTCTCTGGAGGGAACATGGCTACCATTTCCAAAGTCTACACTCCTGCCAACATCTGGCAGGGCCCGGTGGACGTCTACGTGAACGTCCCGGCGCCGGCATCGCATAATCCGCCAACGGCGGACGTGGACGAAATCACGCTCGATGCGAATGGCCAGCCACCTTCGGGTGGAGTGCATCTGGGGTCGCTGGAAGCTCCCGCGCAGATCTCCATCACCGAGAAGTTCAACGAGATTCGCGACGACCAGCACGAGTCGGCGGGCGATGTGGCGTTCGATACGGTCGAGGCGGAAATCGACGTGGTGCTGAAAGAGACGGCGCTCGACAATCTGAAGACGTTGCTCACGGCGAACGCTTTGGGGACGTACACATCGCTGGCCGGGACGCGAGTGCTCCAGGTGGGCGGGCAGATGAGCTCCGCGTTGACCTTTTTTACGCTCATGCTCGTCGGCCCCAACCGCGCGAACACCGCGAAATTCGCTTATGTCTTCGCGTTTAAGGCGTACCTGAAATCCGCGGTGCAGGTCACATTCCACCGGTCGAAGGAGAACTCGCACAAGCTGAAGTTTGGCTGTGTCGCGGATGTAAGCGCGACGCGGCTCGCCGGCGACGAGTTGCTGCAAATCGTGAAGACGAAATGATCCCGCGAGGCGGGATTGCGCAGATGACGCAGATGAACGCGTCAGGCTTTTAGGAATCTGCGCAATCTGCGGAATCTGTGGAGGGAGGCGGTCTGATGAGCGGAAACAGTGTCGCGACGGCTAGCGATTTCCGCCAGGCGGCGGAGGCTTCCGCGTTCGAGGACCCGGAGCGCGTCGTGCTACCGAAGTGCGGCCTGGCGGTGATCCTCCGGAGGCCGCGCCCAATCGCGTTTACGCTGCTGGGCGGGGCATTGCCGCAGAGCCTGGGGAATCGGGAGTCGGGTGTCGGGGGTCGGGAATCGGAAGTAGGGGCACGCCATGTCGTGCCCGTACAGGAGTCGGACCCGACGCCCTACACCCCGCAGGAACTGATCGAAGTCTCGCGCTTTTGGACCAAGCTATTCAAGGCAATCTTCGTGCAGCCGGGGCTGAGCACGACGCCGGGCCCGGAGGAGATTCATCCGGGATGGATCCCGGTGGACGACCAGGTGTTTTTAATTCGTTGGGCGGTGGGCGAGATCGTTTCCGATGGGGGTGCAGGGGCACGTCATGACGTGCCCCTACAGTTTCCAGATGGACGATCTGCTGCTGATGGCCCAGGTGGCGGAGACGTGGAACTGCCGCCCAAGCGCGCTGCTGATGGGGACAATAAGCGCGTGGCAGATTGATTTGGCGGCCGCGCAAGCGCTGTGGGACTGGAAAAGCAGAAGCGAGGAGCGAGAAGTAAGAAGCGAGAATGAATTCTCCTAACTTCCAGCTTCTAACTCCTCGCTTCTGTCCTTCTAACTTCTAGCTTCTCACTTCTGTATTCATATGGGAAACGGCCCTCTCGATCTCGCGTTCACGATTTCCGCCGACCCTACGCAGGCACAGGCCGCGCTCGCTGGCCTTCAGGCATTTGTGCCCGCGTGGGAATCTCAAATCCAAAAAGCCAATACGGCGCTGGGCGCATCTGCAACGGGGGTCGGAGAGCAATTTGATAAGGCGCTCCTGAACTCCCGCCAATCCGTCAGCTTGTTGGCCAGTGAGTTTGGCCTCCACCTTCCCCGCGTAGTCACCAACGCCATCGCGGAAATCCTGCCCAACATCGCCTCTCTGGGAACTGCACTACTCGCGGTCTTCGCGGTCAAGGAAGTGATCGCCTTCGCCGGGTTTGTTCGGAAGTGCGCTGACGAGTTCAACGGAGTCACGGAAGCCGCGCGCCAGCTCAAGGAAATCGGGAAAGAAAACCTCTCAAACATGGAAGCGATGGCGAAAGCGAACCTGGAATACGCGCGCACGCAGGCCACCCTGCTGATCATGCAAACGGAGGGTGCGCGCGCACGCGTTCTCTGGCTCAGGGATGAGGAGGCGGGTCTTCACGCCCTGAATCCCATTCTCACCCAGACCATTCAGGCGTACACATACTGGACCGGGAAGAGCAAGGAACTGAAAGAGGCCGAGGAAAATCTGGCAAGCATGGAGGGGATGCGCGGCGCCATCGTTAAAATCCTCGGCGAGGACGAAACTAAGGCGCACAAAGAGGCTGCGGAAGAGGCCAAAAAACACGCCACCGAACTCGAGCGCCTCGCGGCCAAAGCGCAGGCGGCGTGGGAAACGCAGACTCACGCCACATACGAGGCCTGGGAAAAGCACCGCGAAGAGCAGGCTCGCGAGGTTAAAGAATACGAAGCTGGCCAGGAAAAATACGCGAAATTCCAGGCCGAGGAAGCACTGTGGCGCATTCAGGCTATCGGCGAAATGCATCTCGAAGCCCGCGCGCGCGCGGAGATCACCGAAGCCTGCCGCCGGGCAGAATTGCAGATCCGCCAGCTCAAAGAACGCAGCCGAGAACTGCGCGAGGAATGGATTCTCGAACGCACGCAGCTTCGGATGCTGAGCGATGATTCTTATAATCTCTTCGTGCCCGCGTTCCAGGCCGCCGGCGCGACTATGGAGAATTTCCGAAGCCTGGGGATGAACGCCCTCAATGAATTTGAAAACGCCATGGGGTCGTCAATCGCTCAGGCTATCGTCTACGAGAAATCCATCGGCGCGGCCATGGCATCCGCGCTCAAAGCGACGCTGGCCTCGCTTTCGGCGGAAGCGCTGGTTCAGGCAATCAAGGCTACGGCGCTGGGATTCCTGCGCCTGGCTGAACACGATTACGCAGCAGCCTCCCAAGCGTTCACCTCGGCGGGCATATGGGCAACCGTCGGCGGCGTTGCCGCGATTGCCGGCCGAGCATTACCTTCCACGGGAGCCGAGCGCGGCGCGACGCCGGGCTTTGGCGGGCTCGTAGTGGGCGCGCCTGGCGGCGTTGGCGCTGTTGTGCGTGCGGGGGGGCCTTCGCCATTGGCAGCAGGCGCAGGGCGACCTCCCCAGGGCGTGACGGTGATCTTTCAAGGCCCGATTTACGGCGGCAAGGCTGGCCTGGACGAGCTGATTGGGCACATCTCGGATGCGGTCGACCGCCGCGACGTGCGCCTTTCAGCAACGACGATCAAGGATGCGACCTTGACGCGAGATTCGTTCAATGGGTAATCCGCAGATTACGCAGATTACACAGATGAAAGAGAAAGCAAGAAGGGAGAGAATAAAAAACTCTTTGGGTCTTGTTCTTGGAATCTGCGAAATCTGCGTAATCTGTGGATGGTTCTGATGGCTCTAGCGCTTCCCAAAATCACGTACACCGCGATCGGCGGCAGCAGCCCGTCGACGTTGAGCTTCCTGCACCCGCCGCGCTTCGTGGCCGCCTACAACCGCGTGGCCACGCGCCACGACAACATCTCGACTGCCGGCGTCAAAGAAGTTCTGGTCGAGCGCGTGGACAACTTCCTGGAAGTCACGCTCGAGTACGTGGCCATCGGCTCGGACGTGAATGCTTGGGACAGCTTCATGCAGAACGCCGTCCAGGGGGTCCAGTTTAACTATTTCCCGGACTCGATCCAGGGTGCTTACATCACCTGCACGCTCGAAGACACGACCTGGAAGGCGGAGTACAAGCAGCTTGGGCAGTACACGTTCAAGCTGCTGTTTAGGGCCGTAATTACCTGAATCCGCAGATTACGCAGATTACACAGATTCATCTGCGGAATCTGCGAAATCTGTGGATAGGGATCGATGATTTCAACGGACTCCACATTCGCGGCGGCACATAACGCGCTGCAAAAGCGCCCGCTCTACTATCTCGAAATCGACGAGGTGGAGATTGCCTGGACCAGCTTCCCCACGTCCGCGCTCGTCACGCTGGCGACAGGCTACGGGGTGCAACCCTATGGAGTGGTCGGCTATGGATTCTGATCCGCAGATTACGCAGATTACGCAGATGCTCTTAGTGCCTCTCTGCTTGATCTGCGAAATCTGCGTAATCTGTGGATGAGTTGACGATGCCAGCAGGCATTTCACAAATCGAGAGTTCGCAAGTGCGCCACGTCCCGGTTTTGCACTTCTTCAACGTCGGCTCGCCCGCGTCCGCCACCAGCATCACGGTGGCGGATTTCGGGATGCTACTTGGCTGGCTAGCGAGCTCTGGCTACGCTCCACAAAAGCTCAGCGACTACATCCGCTGGATGCGCGGCGAAATCGACTTGCCGCGGAAGTCCGTTGTGCTGGTATTTTCCAGCGTTTTGGAATCCCAGTACAGCGAAGCCTACCGCCTCCTGAAACCCTACAACTGGCCTTTCAACCTCACCATTCCCGGGTCGATGGTGGAAAACGAGGCCATTCTAGAACCCGGCGGTGGAGGGCTCAAAGATATAGATACCTGGGGCACGGGGATTAATTACCAAGTTGATGATATCCTCACGCTTATCGATGGTCATGGCACCGGCGGTCAAGTTCGCGTGAGCGCTGTCGGTCCGAACGGTGTACCACATGTGGTGATCTGGAGTGAGGGGAGCGGTTATAGCGCAGGCGACGTCTGCCCGACTTCTGGTGGCCACGGATTTGGCTGTCATGTCTTTGTCTTAAGTGTCTGGGCCGGCAACTACTTGACGCTCGCCAACCTCGTGGAGATGGTTGGTTCGGGCCTGTGCGAGCTCCATTCCGAAGGCTACCACGCGGAGTATTTCTTCGAAGGGAACGCCGCCAACATCCAGCAGCTTTATAAGGCTGCTCAGGTGAACCTGAAGTGGGGCGGCGCGGGCGAGCTGGTCGAAAACCTTTATGGCTACGCCCCGCTGATTGGCACCAACAGCGCGCTGGCCGCGGTGACCACGGTTTACACCTTCCAATGCACGCCACGCAGCTACCGCCCAAATGCGCTTAATCCCCTGCAGGTTGTGGCTTCCTACCTGGTCGTCGATCGGTTGCAGGTTGTGGGCACCAGGCCCGGCACGGCGCCGCTAGTCAATATCTATGCCAAAAAGCATGCGGACGCGGGTTATACCCTCATCAAAACCGGCTGGCAGCCGTCATGGAGCGCAGCTTATGCCGTGATCACACTCGACGCGCCTTTCACCTTTAAGGCTGGCTACGAGTACGACCTGGAATTCGTCACGCAGTCGGCCGCCGGCGCAGCGGGCGAGCTCGTAACCGTCGGAAACATCACGGCCGCGCAGCCGCCCGATCCCAATTCCCTGCCACTCGCCACGCAGGTCCTGCTCCAGTCGCCTCCACCGCCATCACTTGGCTACACGCCCGGAGGCTCGCTCGCGCAACGGACGTATTGGGTGAAGACCACGCAAACTTCTATTTACGGCGAAACACTCGCTTCACGCGAGAGCGCTATCACCGTTCCGGCGAACAATCTGCTGCAAGTCTATTCCTTCGCGCCAGGACCGTACGGCACTTCCTGGAGCGTGTATGCGTGGCCTTGGACCGGAGCTGAAGAGCTACAGGTAAGCGGCATCCTCTTCTCAAGCGGCTTGGGCTGGACGGAGCCGACCGGGGGCCTCATCTCAGGTGCAGCGCCCCCTGTGTCTATCCCTGCGGTCCTTGCGCCCCCTGCCGGTCCGGCGCTCAGCACGATCGCCGGTGGGACCCTGGGCGCGCGCACTTATTGGGTCGAGGTCACCTATGTCAATGACAGCGGAGAGACTCAACCTTCCTCTGAATGCGTAATCGCAGTCTCGGCCGGCTATCTCCTCAATGTGGCGTCTCCGGCGCCGGAAGGCAGCGCCACCCATTGGAACGTTTATATCGCCGATACAACCACAGGCGAGGTCCTCCAAAACGCTGCGCCGATCCCGATCGGAGTCTCCTGGACCGAGCCGCTCTATGGTCTCGTCGGCACCCAACAGCCGCCAAATTGGAACACTGCCTACACGCCTGTGCCCACCATGTGCGTGAGCAATTCCAGCGTGCCGTGGCAAAACTGGCCTGCCGGGGCGCAAGATGGCGGAGACATCTACCTGCTCGAATCGCTCGTGCAGGAAACGCTCGCAGACACTGCCGCGCGCGTGCTGGCGGATGCCCAGGCGAATCTCGATTTCCTTGCGCCCTATCAGCCCCAAAGCCAAAACCGCGAACTGGCCTATTACTATCCTTACGACACCATCGGCACGACCGGCCTCTTCTTGCCGTCCACGCTGCGCCAGCTCCACACACTGCAACTCTATTTCGCCGGGTGGCTAGCCGACCGCTGGTCGGAGATCGACCTCTATACGGGCCGTGCCGTCTATCCCGCCGCGGATTTCCCCAAACGCCAACTCACGCCGACTTTCCTGGTCGATGGCACGCGGGCCGTGGCGCAGCTCGAAAACCAGATCGACTCTTACTCCGGCACGCTTTGGGACGCCGCGCCCGACTGGGACCAGTTTGCCGTCACGTTTGGCTGGGTCAACGAATGGTCGGGAGACTACGCCACGGAGCTGAAGAAGTACGCGAGCGCGTTCACCTATATCGGTTCGACGCTGGTGGGCTTCAATACCGATGGCATCACGTTCCCCAGCGCGGACGTGGCCAAGCTCGTGGCTTTCATGGATGTGGGGGCACGCCGTGGCGTATCCGTACTTATTCAGATCGGCGATTACTCTCCTCAGCAGACCACGATGCACAATATCTTCTCGAACCCGACGCAGTCGATCGCCGCCATCGTGAACCTCCTGCTGAACTCCGCGCCCACCGCCGCCGGCGTTGCATTGAATCTCGAAGGCGCCGCCTACACTGACCGAAGCATCGCCAACGCCTGGGCCGCGCAATTGCGGGCGACATTCAACGCCCAACTTCCCGGGCGCATCATCATCTTCGGCTCACCCGACAAGACGAGCGACAACCCAACAGGTTATTGGGACGGCTGGTGCGAGTGGAGCGTTTGGGGCGCGAATGTAGATTACGTTTTCCTGCCGCTCTACGCCAACTCCGATCAGGCCACCACGCCCGGCCCTTCCTGTGTCTGGTCGTGGATGCATGACGTATTGAGCTACGCCGTGAGCCAGATCCCGCAGGCAAAAATCATGCCGGGCTTTGGCGTCTACGGAACGCGGTGGACCGGAGGACCAGGTTGGGGCTCGCCGCCCGCGGATTATCCGGCCTTCTACGACGATCTCAAGCGCGCGTACGACCACAACGCGACTTGGCACTGGGACGCCACCAACCACGAATGGTACTGGGTCAGCGCCGATGGCACCGAAGAAGGCTATCAGCCCACACCGCAGGCGCTCGCGGATCGGCTCAGTGATTGGCTCTCGCTTGGTTTCTCAACATTTGGCATTTGGGCAATCGGTCAGGGCGATGCGCTCTTCTACAAGGACGCCGAGATGCCCACCGCGATCGCGCCGCTGGTCAAGCTGCCCACGGGCCCCGCGCAGCGCATTAACGACCGCGAAGGCTCCGGATCGATTGGGGACTTCGAAATTGAAGTCTTGGAAGACCCCGCGAATTCGCTTGCCGGCGTTATGGTCCAGGAGCAGCTCCACGGCAAGCATGCGCGCTTTCGCCTGGGCTATGCCGGCATCAATCCGCCGCAATTCCCCGCATTCGACACTTTCGAAGTCGACCGCGTGGAGGTGAACGATGATCTTACCGGCTGGAAGCTGCAGCTCGTGGACACGAAGCGGAGCACGAAATCGCGCATCTTTACTGCCGCCACTAAGGAAGAGCCCGTCATCCTACTGGGCAACCCGATGGACATTCTGCTGGCTGTGTACCAGAACGAACTTGGCGTCGGCCAGATGCCTAACGTGTCCTCTGATGCTTGGCTGCTCTACGACGGCGCCGGCGCCGCTTACCTGCGCCAGCTCGCCGCCCAGCGCGGCATGACGTATTTCCCCAGCGTCCTGATCAATCCGAATCGCTATCTCGATGTGCCGGCGATTCTGGCCTACCGCGCGGGCCTTTTTGCGGGCTACTACATGGAGTTCACCATCACCGAGCCGCAGGACGCGAAGGGCTGGCTCGAAAAGGAAATCTACAAAGCCCTGGGCGGCTACCCGATGGTCAACGCTCAGGGCCAAATCTCCCCGCGCTTCTGGGTAGGGCCGGGGCTTGCCCCGGCCTCCGTCTTTTCCTTTACCGACCACAACCTGGTCAAGCTCCCCATCTGCGAACGTGCCTCAATCGTCAACCAGGTCGTCTTCCGGATGGACTATGACGGGTCGAAATTCCAGACTGTGCTGCTCATTCTCGATAGCGATTCCATCCGGACCTATGGCCTCCAGGGGCAGCAGATCATCGAGTCGAAGGGCCTGCGTGCATCACGCCAAGGCTCGATGCACGCGAATTTGCTGGCGACCAAGCTGTTTCGTCGCTACGCCTCCATCGTGCCGATTTGGACTGTCGAAGCGTTCCACCAAGCCCTGGTCGTAGAGGTGGGGGACCTGGTTGCATTGACTCACGCGAAGGCGCTCGATCCGGTCGCCAACACGCGCGGCATCTCGAATGTGCTCTGCGAAGTTCTGGAGAAGCAGCCGGACTATACCGGCGGCAGAGTCACATTCAAGTTGCTCGATGCGCGCTACCTGGCTGGGCTGACGCCCTACGCGATTGCACCGATTGGTATCCCCGCTTGGCCACAAGCTTCGGCAGAGCAGCGCGCCACGTACATGTTTTGCGCCTCAGATTCCAGCGGCCTGATGAACGACGGCGCGACGCCGGGGAATCCCATTTATGGCTAATCCGCAGATTACGCAGATTACACAGATGAGATGTTTCAAAAGGGCGGAATTTGCATCCTTCAGCAGCTCTTTGCGTCATTGTTTGGCGATTTGTTTCAACATCTGCGAAATCTGCGCAATCTGTGGAGGTGATTTATCTCTCAACTAACCTTCTCCACCCAGCCCGGCTTCGTGGATCTCCAAGACTCCACATTCGATCAGGGGCAGCCCGTCACTGACGTTGCCCTGAAGCAACTAAATCAGAACGCCAAAGGCGGCGCGGTGCGCTCGGAAGAGTTCGACATGGGGTTCTACGGCGCCGGTGACACTGTGCCCACGCCGACCTCGCCCGTCGATGGCTACGCGTATGCGCGCAGCGAGTGCATCTTCAGCCTGGAATTTCGCTCTTCGCGCCAGCCTGCGGCCGGCTACACTCCCGGCCAGGCCACGTTCCCCGTGCTCGCGAACAACGATCTCGGCACGGGCAGTCTGGTTTGCGTGCCGTACATTCTCAAGATCGACCCAGGCAGCGGCGCGCTGACCTGTCAGGTGTATTTCTCGAGCTCTGGCGCCGCCAACCAAGGTACGGTGAAAGTGACGTGCAAGGCGCAGCGCCTGAGCGTGCAAAGTTGTCAGTAGGGACACGCCATGGCGTGCCCCTACGACGGGGAATCTAAATGGCAGTTAATCGCACAGTTCTCGCAAACGGCGTCATCGAGCCCCAACACGGCGTGGGCTACGAAACTGATCTCGATGCCAATTGGACGCTGCTTGACGCCTGGATGGGCGGCCGGATGATGGGTGACCTGGGTTTGAATGGCGTTTGCTCAGGCTTCACACTCTCGACTAGCGCCACGCTTACGCCCGGCCTGACCGCCGGGGTGCTCTACGCCCAGGGCCGGCGCATCGCACTCGCGAGTCCGGCGCCCGGCGCTGCGCCCGCAAATTCAACCTCCTACCTGTTCTACAACGCGACGATCGGCTTCTACTATCAGGCTTCCGCAGTCGGTGCCACCGCTGGCGATGCATTGATCGGCCAGGTCGTAACGAATGGGAGCGCCGTGACGGCCATCACTCAGGGCACGCCGCTATTTGGCCAAGTGTCTGTAGCGCCCGCTGCCGGCGGTAATTTCACCGCCCAACATTTTCTCGGCCGCGCACCCCTCATGGCGACGGTCCTCCTGACCTCGCCTGCCGCGATCTCCTGGCAGGACCCTATGTGGGATGGGACAAATCTCTATCTTGTGGCGTCCGCCGCTGGGACAGGAAAGGTGATCTTATGGTGAAAATTGGAAAAGCAGAAGTTGGAAGTCAGAAGCTAGCAGCGAGAATGCGGGCGCTGCTGCTTTTCCTCCTAGCTTCCAGCTTCTTGCTTCTCACTTCTCTTTCCCTATTCGCCCAGAGCATTCCCTGGCGCTTCGCGAATCTGGAAAACATCCGCTTCGCCAGCGAATTCGCCGGAGCCGATTGGGCAGCAAAGATCAACGCCGCCAACACCGAAATCGGTGCAGGTACCGGCACGATCATCGTCCCATCGTCGCTTGCTGGCACTGCATCCACCGCTCTGAGTCTGTCGGCTGGCCGTCAGGTGATCTTTGATGCCGGCACGTTCGTCAGCTCCGTCGCACAGCCGATTTCGAACGTCAACATCAGGATTTCCGGTGCCGGCCCTGGAGTCACTATCTTCACTTTTACCGGCGCAACGAATGGGTTCTCGATTACACCTTCAATCTCGACCGCGCTGATCAATCTGAGCGGCTTCAGCGTGCTCACGAGCAATGCCAGCGCGGGCAAGGCCATCAGCCTCGCACCGTCGGTTATGGCTTCGGATATTAATCTGCGGAATATCTACATCGACCAGACGGGGTCCGGACGCTGGAGCTATGGCCTCTGGGCCTCTCAGTATCAATCCAGCGAGCTAAGCGGCCTCAGCATGCGGAATGTCACTGTGGGCATTCATCTCGAAAACGGATCGAACGCAGACACCATCATCAATCCGATCATTGCTGGCACTTACGCGACTGGCATCGAACTCAACGGCGCCAACGATTGCTGGCTGGTGGGCGGGACGATACAGGGCAGCCCCACCACCGCCTTGATTGACTTGCAGTCGAACTCTGGTCTCTCCACAGCCGGAACTCATCTCGAGAGCGCCGCGAGTACGCGCACTTATGGCGTAAAGGCAGGTGGCTATTACGCATCGTTCGTCGGCGTGCAAATGACGAGTAGCGGATACACTTCGGCTTTCTACCATACCGGCGGAGAATTCAGTCTGTCTAATTCCTACATCACAGCATCCGCTTCGGTGGCGCTTGTGAATGTGGTCGGCAACGGAGGCGGAAGCGGTACTCCGGCCACATTGATGGGCAATCACCTCCAGAACACCCACGCGAGTGGCGTCGGCGTGATGGTGGATGGGACCATGGCCACGAAAATCAGCGGGGGAACAGTCCAGGCCAATAGCGATTGTCTGCTGCTCGGGTCCGTATACGCCGCCGTGTCTGTGCTGGTGGATGGTGCGTTTCTCAATCCTATAGGAGGATCAGGTTACGCCGTCAACTCCGTAAGCTTGGCCGATGTCGGGAGCCTGACCCTGATCGGGAACCGCTTCGGAGTCAGCGTCGGGTCGGGCCGAATCATCTCCGGTGGGAATTACCGAGCGCTCGGCAACACCGCGATGGCCAGCCATTGGCCTGACACAATTATGACGGATGCCGGCGACCCGCTCGTCCTGCAAACAGCGCACAACTATGCAGGCACGCTGCAAGAGTGGCGAAAGTACGGCGGCGCGGTTGGCGCCTCAGTGGACTACAACGGAAACATCACCGCAGGGAGTGTCACAGCTGGCGGGCCGGTCTATCCAAAAAGCTACACCTTCACCGGCTTGCCATCATGCTCGACGACTCCGATGGTGGTCTTTTGCTCAGATTGTAATTCCACCTGCACGGCGGGCAGCAGCACTGGCAGAACCTGCTTTTGCGAGAACAGCGCATGGACGCATTGAGCCCGCAAAGCGGGATGCCATTCGATTATATGTGATTTGTGATTGGTGAATAGTGAATGACCCACGGATCGCTTTTCGCAGGTATTGGAGGCTTTGACCAATGAGACGTGATCTGTCAGCAGCAACGCGTCACAAATAGGCTTGTAGTGCGCCACGTTGCCCGTACGCGGCCCGGCAGGCACCAAGTGCTCCGGAACTAGCCGTCTAACGGGTACGGCTTTAAAGCTCGGCGTCCTGCGCCTTCCGCCGCCGGGCCATGCGTTCGTTGGCTCGTCCGCACGGATCGCTTCTTGACCCGGTCTCATTGTTGTCTCTACCGTCTGTTCCACCCACTATCCTTGCACTTTTCCACAGCTTCTGCCCATATTGTCCATATCCACCAATCATCTCCACACCAAAACACCCACGATCTCCGCACGCTCACAAGAAGCACAAGCTGCAGGCCCACGGCGTCCCCCCGAACACAAATTGCGTTTGCCTGTAGTCAGCGGCCTAACTCTTATATCGGCAGAAGAGACCCCGTTCCTGAGCGGCGG